TTGGTGGCGATCTTCGCGAGCTCGCGTCGACCGCTCGTGCATTCCTTCGTGGTATTGACGAGCTGCACTCGGCTTATACCGCTGGCGCAGCGGCAAATGCCGGTAAACTGCCCGTGGTGGCCCTCAAAGACACCGTGGCCATCACCACGGGTGAGGGCGCTCGCAAGTCGACGAACTACTCGCCGGTCTTCGAGATTGTCGGCTGGGTCGCACGTCCTGCGGACTTGGTCTACAAGCCGAAGAATCCAGCCCCGGTGGCGCCCCCTGCGCCCTCTGGCGGTCCTCCGGCTACGGGGTCGACTCAGGTCTCTGCGCCATCCGCTGCGGGTGACGCTGAGGATTTCGGATAACAGGTCGGGAGGGGGCGGAGAGGGACCGCCCCCATCCCTTTAAGGGAAGGTCATGAGGTATATATTCACACTGAACATGCCATCGAAAGCGGGCAATCCGGTTCATCAGATCATCGGCGACCATCCGGCAAAAACGCTCGAGGCCCTCATCTCTGTGCTGATCGATGACGGAATCATCATCGTCGATGAAATCTACCGGGACAACAACTCAGGCAATTACTACAGCGTCGGCCCGATTGCTTTGTCATCGAGCGTTATTGGGAAGGTGAAGATCCTGAATCCGTAGGGCTTTTCGGAAGATTTTTTTCGTGCATTCTTCTTGAATCTGATGCGACGTGAACGGCCCGGCGATGTCCCAACTTACCAAAAGTCTCGTAATTTTTTAAATGTTGATAAAAGCCGATTCGGGCAGAGAAACAACCCGCGATAATGCTGATCGGGTCTTGTTCCTGAGCGGCTTTAATTGTGGCAGGACCAAAAATCCCATCGTCTTTTACTTCTAAGACTCTTTGCAAAGTGATGATGGATCTTTCAATTCCAATATACACAGCAAGATCAAATACGGAGTAATCGACTCCCCATGCCAATTCATCACATCGGCATGCATCCCAATAAAAAGTTTTGTACAAGTCGCGAACATCACTTGGCTTTAGATCGCGCATTTCTTTTTCTGTCACTTCGCGCTTTACCCAAGATTCAAAAACGCGCTTCGTAACGCCAAGATTGGTCATGCTCCCGGGATCTTCGAGGTTATTAACAAATTTACCCTCAGACCTCAGCACATTCTTAAAACACGCTTCAAAATTCTCTTTCATCTTTTGAGCCCCTCAGCCAACGACTCCCGAAAGATACAGCGCCCGCTCATCCATGCGGCGCTTAACCAGCCCCGGCAGCACTCGCCCACCCGCCTTTGTCCACTTTAGAAACTCGTCAGCCGCTTCCTCGAATTCACCCCGGTTCGTCTTCATCCGAAGGGTAGAACGCTGGAGAGAGCCAAGGCCCACGTTGAAGGCAAAACTGACGAGAGAATCAAAGACTCCCTGACGATCAACAGCAGCAGGGCAAAGTCGAACCACGCCACGCTCAAACCGACGAAGGTCTTCAGCAAGTATCCGGTCCACCTCGTCCATCGTGAGAGTCCGGTCCCAGCCTGCTGGTATCGATAAATTCCGTCGTTCCTCAAATGGCACCTTGGCGTGATTAGGATCAATGACGTGGCCTACCGCAGTCGTCCAAAGTAAAGCAGGACACCTGTAGGGCTTCAATCTGACGCCCTCATGGTGTTTGATCATTTCTATTGCTTTGGAGCTAACCTTCACGATCAGCCTTTCTTTTGGAACGCTTGCGTCCCGAACCAAAAGCTTACAATGGACGCTAGTATCATCATCTCATCGTCAGAGAAAACTTCTGCCATCGCTGAAGCAAACGGAACGCCCGTGTCGTAGGCATACCAAACGCCCGCGATGTTGATGGCGACAAGTTCTAGCACAAAGATATATGTCACCACTGGACGCACAGATGCGCGCAGATTGATCATCCACTGCGATGCGCCTTTTCCAATTTCGATGTCGTGCTGGTACAGAGCTTGACGCTCCTCACCCGCAGTCTGCGTCTGAATCTGCTCTAACTTGATTTCTTCGACGCGAGCTTGCGCAAGAAAGCCGCGCTCAGCTAACGCCAGTTCGCGCTCTTTTTGCGCGGCAACGAGAGCCAATTCATGCTTCTTGTCTTGGCGGTCTTGAAAGATCTGCAGAATTTTGGGAAGCCCTCCTGCGAGGAAGGACAGGAAAGTTGAAATCATTGTCATCATTTGGAAGCCCTCACTACGTCGTCGCCCTTGGTAACGGTGACATGATCGCCCTCAACGTCCACCCGCATCGGCTGCTCTTTGCGATCCAGCCGGTCTAGTTTGGCGATCAGTTCCTTAATTACCTCAAACTCGGGTTTATCTTCCTTCTCCACCGTGCCTGCAATGCTGGCAAGCATAGAGATAAGAGCGGTCAGCGAGGCACCAAGCAGCCCCATCACGGCAGCGATCTTGTCCGAATCTAACGCAAGGCTAGACAGCACGCCGATCACCACAATGGCCGTGATGTATTTCAGCCCGTCCTTACCAATGGCTTTACCGGCTACGTCCTTGGCAGACGACTGCGCTTCAAGCCGTTGCAACTCGGCCTGTATTTGCACTTTTAACAACTGGATGTCGGTAACGTCGTTCATTAGCTACGCCCTCCAAAAATTAAAAACTATTTGAGCATCGCCGCCTTTTTGACCCCAACTGTTATATCCACCACCACCTCCTCCTCCGTTGACTGGATCTATTGCGAAGCAAAATCCACCATCGTCGAATTCGCCAAATAACGAACCGCCAACGCCGGTGAGGAAAGGTTGAGATGGGTCAACCGCTCCGGCGCCCCCCTTGTTAAGGCCATAAGCATTGGTGGTGCCTGCAGAACCATTTGCAGCAACGCCTGAAAGCAACAAGTTATTCCAAATTGGCCCGCTTCCTGATGCAACACCGCCAACTCCATTGACGCCGCTTGCTTCTCCACCTTTTCCTCCGCCAGCGGTAATTGTATTCCCGGGCCAACTGACCGTATAACTTGTCCCATCCGCGCCATCACCACTTGTTGTCGTGTCATTTTCCGGGGTCACTGTTACAGTGAATTCGTCAAATTCATTGACCACAAACCCACCAGAGATAGGATCGTAATTAAGCACCGCCCCGCCTCCGCCAGCACCTGCTGCAAAATTAGTTGTTGATGCTGCTCCAGCACCGCCTTGTGCTTGAATGCGGAAAGATGCTCGATTGCAGGAATATGGGACAACTATTTTCCCAACAGTTCCTGATGGATATATAGGAGGGCTTTCCCAAAATGCTGCTGTGTAAGTAAGAAAAGTAGCCTCAAAAAATGGAGCTTCATAAGGTTTATCTGCCGGATTACCGTTCCACCAAACAGCATTTCCTGTCCAAGTCCAAAAAGGAGGGAAAGGTCCTCCTCCAGTAAATGTTCTTCCGTAAGAAGCTCCGTCAACTAAATTTTGCGGTACTGCAGGGGTAGTAAGGTTGTAGAACCAAAGATTTTTTGGTTGTGCCCATGCGCCGCTTCGTTTGACGTAAACCTCGTTTACTGTTTGCCAAACACCGCCAACTTTTACAAATACAGTCATAGCTTATGACCAGCTAAGGTATAAAACGGCACTGATTCCAGCCTGACCCGGCGCGCCATTGTATCCGCCTGCGCCACCTCCTCCGGGGAATTGCGGAGGAATATTGCCAATCGATTGACCACCGGCTCCACCGCCCGGACCACCGGCTGTTCCGCCGACGCCACTTGCAGGACCCGCCACAGCAGGACCTCCATTCCCCGGATTGCCCGGGTCAAAAAGAACATCACCGCCAACATTATCCCATACGGTTGTTCCGCCCTCGCCGCCTTGAGCAAAAAATTGGAAAAACGGTAAGCTACTGTTTGAAAGGACCGCTGGGTCTCCTCTGTTACCACAGCCCCAACTATCAAGCGTAAACGCATGAGTGGGATTTGGAGGGTTAAGAACGCCAAACGAAGATGGCCCGCCCAAATAAAAGTTGTACTGTTCAAGCGGCGTAACCGCGTACGGCCCTTCAATGTTGTACTGAGCGCCGCCGCCAGATCCAGCTAAAAGATTTGTCCCAGAGGAAGCATCTTTTGCGCCGCCGGCGCCGCCGGCTCCCCACCCATAGACTGTCAGTGAAGTTGCGCCGCAAGGAGCATAAACATTCCCGCTGATCCCAAAAAGAATAGGATCTTGAGTCGGTTCATAAAGCATCTGAGTAAATGGCACGAAGCCATTCGGCTGCCAAAAAATTCGCCAAGCACCTTGGGTCTTGTGCCAAGCTTCAGTAAGTAACTGCCAAGTCCCGCCAACTTTTACGTAGATTTCGTTGACTTGTTCCCAGTTACCGGCAACTTTGACGTATACCTCGCACATTTAATACCTGAACCAAACGTCACCGTCATTGCCTCCAGAAGGCGCAGCGGTGGAGGCCGTAACAATTGCGCTGCTGAAAGCTCCGTCCCAATTTAGAAAATCAGATCCTCCGCCACCACCAGAAGAGTTGATCGTGATGGAGCCATCACCATTTGTGATGGTGACGTTCGTTCCTGCAGTCAGTGTGGCCTTCGTGAGGCCGCCTGCAGCGTTACCGATTAGGATCTGGCCGTTGGTATAAGTCGTTTCGCCAGTACCGCCATTCGCTTCGGTGAGCGTGCCTGCGAGCGTAATAATGCCGGTCGATGCAGTTGCAGGCGTGAGGCCTGTAGTGCCGCCAGAGAAAGACGCTACACCACCACCACCACCACCGCCGACAGCCCAAGACAGATTGCCACTGCCATCTGTCGCAAGCACGTAGCCCGCAGCGCCGTCAGATCCGGGCCACGTATATACCGTGCTGTCCGAAACTGCGGCTGGGATCAGCCCAAAGAACCCGCTGGTGGCGCCTACAAACGTCAGGCCTCGAGTGCCGACGTACGTACCGTCAAAGGTAAAGTTTGCCGACCCAGCCAATACGCCGTTGTCGTTGTATTGAACTTGCGTATTGCTTCCGCCCGGTAGCGAGTTGGTCGACGAGTACGAAATGTTCGTGCCGTCACTAATGACCTGAGACCGATAGCCTTGGCGCAAAAGCAGCGATGTGCCACCGCCAGCAGACGAGAAGGTGACCGTAAAGTTACCCGTCGTGTTGTTGTAGATGGACCAAACGCCACCCTTGCCAGAGGGCAATTGATAATTGACGTTTGCGCTTAAAAGACCAGCGATGATGATATTGGGAGGGCGGTACTGCGAGTCCGATAAGGTAACCGTGCCACTCGCGCCCACCGCATTGATGTTGGTCGTACCGCCAAATGCCGTATCGATAACATC